CTTTTGATAAAATAATAGCCTTTGCAGTTGCATATCCATCTTTATCAAAATCCGCTTCCATTTCTTGCTTGGTAGACGCACCTGCAATTGAATCGATTACAATTGTTACCAATTTCTTTTTGTCAGAAACTCTAATTTTTTCAATCAGCGTTTCTACAACATCAAAAATATCTTCAACTGTGTCTAGTGGTATGTATAACATCTTTTTAAGATCAACGCCAACTGCATTAAAAAAGTCAGGTGGCACCGCATTCTCGGTATCAATAAAAACAGCCATGCCACCTTTTTTCTGCGTATTAGCTAAAGCATGGGCGGCAAGTAGTGACTTGCCGCTCTGCTCCAACCCAGTTATTTCCGTAATTCGTCCTACCGGAAATCCTCCATCTTTTCTATTTGAAATAGCCAAATCTAGTATTGAAGATCCAGTTGATACAAATTCATTTACATGAACCGGTGCATCGGAATCGCCTTCCAAAAAATATGCAGTTTTAAACGAATGATCTTTAAACTTTTTGTTTAATGTATCAGCCAATAGTAATCCAAGATCTTCGGAAACTTCTGCTGTTGATTTTGCCTTTGCCATTTATCCTCCCTTAATCAAAAAGTTCTTTCCATTGCTCATCAATCTGTTCAACAGCAGATTTTGTTGAAGTTTTTGATTCAGATGCAACGGCTGTGGTATAATCTGTTTGTAATTCTGTTTCCTCTTGTGGATTAAGCCACTTATCGAGTGCATCCTTTAAATCATCATAGCTTGGCTCGGAAAAAATCTCTGTTATATTCTTTTGATTCTTTATCGATGCAATTACAGATTTATCTTCAGATACCTTTGAGGTATTGGGCTTTATTCTAATTGTTGTTGTTGCAAATTTTTTACCAGTCTTTTCCGGTGGTTGTACGTCCAACACAATGTCACGTCCATTTATTGGGTCTGTTATATCACCATAATCTGGATCACTAATGTATGACAATATTTCTTGATATACTTGGGTACCAAATCCCCAGAATTTTACGCCTTGATCTTCCTTACCTCGGATAATAACCGGTGCGTAGATTCGCATCTTAGGCTCCAGCTTCTTACCTTGCACCCAATCTTCCTTAACTCCAGTTTGCTGTAGCTTTTCTGCAAACTCAACTACTGGGTCTGGGTTACCATACGTACTAGGTGACAGGTAAGTACGTTTCCCAATATTGTAATGAAAGTAAAGCTCAATGAATGGATATTCCTTATTATGAATATAAGGAACAATACGAACTTGATGTTGGCCGATTTCCGGCTTCCAAATATCATCCATTGATTTCTTTTCAGTCTTATCAGAAGACTGATCCTGCATTGATTGCAATCGGCTTTTGATTGAATCTAGGTTTATAGCCATAAAAACTCCTTACTAAAAAATAACTGTTTGTTGATATGCAATAATAAAAAAAACTATTTATCTGTGCAAGTTAAATGTTATATATTTTTTTTAATTCTGTATGTATTACTTTAAATACGCCATTATTTGAGACTAACAATGAATTTTTGTACAGTTCCCATTCAATTTTATAAGTCTTATCTAAAATACCATTATTTAAATTTTTTATAAGTTCATTAATTGCATTTATAGTGTACATGGTATTTGTTTCTTTTTTTCTATGAACCAATACTGTATTTTTATAAAATTGTATTGATTGATCTGTAATTAAGTTATAGGATAAAATATAGTTATTTTTTTCATTTGTAGCAAATAAAAATATTTTATTATTATCAAAAATGTCTCCGTATTCATCTATTAAATTATCTATTGTAGAGTTTATAGAATATCCTTTAACAAATGTACATAATAGTATATTTTTCACATACGTACCTCAAATTATTTTATTTTATAAATTTTCTTATTTAGACTTGCACAGTTATTTGCAAAATCGGAATTGATTTCAATATCTATTGTATCGTTTATTTTTATTTGAATTATCTTTTTAAGATTAGATTTATCGGTGTAGATTAGATCTATATTTTTAGATTTTCCTTTTAATTTTAACCCTAAATTATCTATTGAAGTTGTTTTAAATAATTCCGAAAGTGTCAAGTAATCATATATAACATCAGGAAATACTACTGTCATTTCATTTTTTAAAATTGCTTGCATTGGGAACATTTTAGTTTATCCAATTTAGCCAGCATGTTATTTCTATTTGGAGTAACAACAAATTCTTCCAATGCATCATAATCGTCTTCCGTGTTTACTCTTAAAAATATATCCGAAATTCGTTCTGTATCTAAATCTGAGTCATCAACTCCAAGTTCTAATTGATGCTCTTCTACTTTCCATGCACCGGCTATTATATCGAATGAATCTCCATATTTTTTAATTGTATATTTTAATATAAGGGTTCTCTCCGATTTTACAGCATCCCATAATTCATTAGTTAAGTTACTTTCTCTGTTTGAATTTAAAAAAGTATCAATTGTAATTGTAAACTTTGAAAAATCTTCATCATTTAGTGTTACAGAGTATAATAATAGCAATTCAAATAGCGATACGGTTGCGTTTGGATTTGTATTTAATGGAATTGGAAGAGAATAAGCAGATACGGGTGTTACATCCCCTTTAATTGAATTAACCAACTGCTCAATACTATTAATATATCCTCTTGGTATTTTTATTTTATTTGTTATACTATTTGGTATAGAAAATTTTTTATTGATATTAAAATCACTGGGCAATACACCTGCGTTTTTCATTTTTTCATATCGTTCATTTTCATCTTCATCTGGGTTATATTTAAACGCAGGTGATTTTAAAGGCTCTTGTTTAGATAATTTTTTATCCTTTACAGTTTGCTGTATTCTTGATATTACATCATCCTCGTTATCTGGGAATTGTGGTGGGGACGGTTGCGATTTTGCTGACTTTGGAGTAATAAACGCCGTAGTTGTTTTTGATTTTAAAGACGGTTCAAGCATGATTGGTCTAACTGTATCTTTACCCGCATCTGGAACTTCCGGCTTTGGTTGCTTTTTATCTTTATTTTTTAGTCTATCCCCAACTCTTGTTGGTTTTAATTCTGGGTTTTCTTCTTTGTCTTCTGGTGGGGTTGCTGTTCCGACCTTTTCGTGTTTATTTGAATCAAAGTTTTTTAACAAGATTGGATATTCCTCACCACTTGTTTTATTTCTAATCATCACAACGTTTGCTTTTGCCCACCCAGCAGATAGTGGAGTATAAATTTGAGAATTTGCCTGATATGTTTTTTTAGAAACAAGCTGTATTGCTCCAGATTGTTTATTTCTAACTGCAATTTTATCCGCTCTTTTTTGCCCGGTTGCTTCAAAAATATCTTCAACAAACGCAGAAATATCATTAACAATTACATTTTGAATATAATTTGAATTTGATGATAAACGTATAGATTTTTTTACTATCTCTAAAATTTCGTTTGTTTTTGCTGGATTTAATCCGCAGTTTGTAAGTATTTTTTCAACTATGAAATTAAATTCAGACGTTGCAGGGCTTATACCTGCAACTTCCGATATTATGTTTTCTACTATCAAGTCTAATATAATTTTTTCGTTATTTCCCATTTGAATACCAATATTAGTAATACTAATAAATATCAATTAAATTACCATAATTAGTACCCATTTGTATAGTAACGGGTATCCCATCTTCTTGTAAAATGTTTTTAATTATTCCTATTAGTTCTGGCTTATTTCTATCCATTTCAAACAAAAAACTGTCATATGTGTAAAGTACCAGTTTACAGTCTTGGCTGGGTATATCGGACAATATTTTTTGTATTTTTAATAGGTTATATTCTGTTTCAGCATTTTGCAAAAAATAATTGAATATTATGTTGCTTTGGGTTATGGCTTTACTATTGAAGAATATTTTTCTCTTTAAAAAGAATGATGTTACATACCCATTATTTTGAAATATATTAAATAGATTGTCTTTAAATTTATTTATAATTTTTGACATTTCAGAATCATAATTTTTTGTGCCGTAAATATATTTAAAAAAATCCATTTTTATTTCAGATCGTTCTGTTTTCGGTGAAAAATTGTATTGCTCATTCAAATAAAGGTATATATCGGTGTCTGATGGTAGCTTAAAATTCAACATTTTAGTTAGCAAATACACGTGGAACGACGAATAATCGAATTGAACCAATACATTTTCATTATTAATTGGTTTTAAT